TAATACCTTGGAGTTTAGGATTTGTTGGCGAATATCCTTCTGCCCGCAAGTCTTTCAACACATCACTACCCATTGTTGCCCTAAATCCAGCGTCATCAATTTTTACACCAGACGTATTTAGAACTTTATACTTATCGGCAACTTGTGCCTGAATGTCTGCGCGGGTCGGGCCACCTTCTCCGCGAATACGGGGGCGAATACCTGATGCCGCACCAGCACCAGTACCGGCTGCGAGCGCAAGTAATGGGCTGCCCGTGGCTTCTCCAACAAACTGTGTACCTGCGGCAATAGGAGCAGAGGTAATAATTTGGGTCAGGGGTGCGCGAGATATTTCAGTTCCGATTGCGGCAACAGATGGCGCGGCTGCTTGTCTTGCCGCCAACCCACCTGCTACCCCACCAACAGCCCCAGTTAACGACTCTGCCGCACCAGCAGCCATGCGCTCACCGCGAGTTTCTGGTTTTACGCCACCAACGCCAAATTTTTCCAAAGCGGCTCTAATGGACTCTGACGGCATCGTAACCCTGCTATCGGGGAACAGTTCGTTATATGCGCTCACAAGTGCGTCTGCCGCAGGAACGGATAAACCGCCAACAACCGCTCCGATTCCAGCACCTACCGGCCCACCAACCGCGCCTATCGTTGCACCTGCCGTTGTTCCTAGTGCCGCCGGAGCCGCACCACGACCAACAACGCCAGCCATTCGGGTTGCTGTTTCTCCCATAGTTGGCTGTGGGGCAAGAAAGTTAAGTATCTCTGACGGGTCATATCCAGATTCCATTGCCTGACCAATCCTAGCGTCTTGTTGGTTTAGGAAACCGATAATGTCCGCGTCGGAGTAACCTGCTCTCCTTGCGGTATTAACTTGATTTCTAAAATCTGGTGTCATTGCGGAGGAGTCCCAAAAATGTTAGAAAGCGGCGGTCTTTTTGCCTTAGATTCTTGCGTCTGAACCGGCGAAAACTGAAAACTTCCCCTGCCGTAAGTGCGCTCGTAGGCGTTAAGGACGTTTGTTTCGGTTTCTTCTAATGACTTTAGAAGTCTCTCTAATTCTGTTCTTGCGGCTTTTGCTGTCTGAAACTGTTGCAGATTTGCCTTGGAACGCTCTAATTTATCACCCTCTTTTTCGGTAGCGTTTCCAACACCAGCGCCGGTCTTAGAGGCATTACGCAAGGCGGTAATAGCCTCAATAAACAGGTTTCCACCAAGACGCTCTAATTTTCCACGAACATCTGCCGCAGGAGAGCCAGGTATTTTTGATAGAGTCTCGCCGCCAAGACCAAACGCATCGTTTAGCCCTGGGCTTGCCAAAATATCAGAAATGAGGCTTCTCATGGCGCGGTTTGTGTTGACCACATACTCAACTGACGACTGTGTTATTGGGCGGGCTAGTATCAATTCTCGCTTTTGTTTTGGAGCAATACCAGAACTCTCTACTAAAGGAACCTCATTGTCGCCCATCGTTTTGCTTACCAATGTCATTGGAACCTGCACAAGCTGAGAACTTGCAACCGGAATACGGGAGGGTTCTGTTGGCTCTGCTGCGCTAACCGGCTTAGGAGTAACAGCGGGAACAGTTGGTGCAATTGGGGTAATTGTTGTTGGGGCAATCATCTCAGAGCGCCCTCGTGGAACAGCAATTCCTTGCCCAGACTCATCCGAAAACTTTTTGGCTTCAATTCTCAAAGATGTCAATTTTTCATCGTTTGGAGCGTTTTGAAATTGCAATACTTCTGCTTTTTCATTTGGCTTCAACTCTGAAAAACCTCTCCCGCCAAACTTTAGGTCAATAAACGCTTGTGTGGGGGAATCAAAATCAATTGGTTTTGTTGTAGTAAAACCTGGTACGTCAAGCATCCGCAATTGCTCAGTTGTTGGAACAGGAACTCCGCTCGGCGTTGCGCCACCCGCCTGTGCAGATGGGGGTCTTAAAACTGACGCTGGAATTAAAACAAACCTTTCTGCGCCAGAAGCATCTTTTACTTTTTCTAGTCTTGGTGCATTAGCACTTGCTAATGCCTGTCTTACCTGTATACCCTTTAGCGCGTCTGTTATGGTCTTGTCCATTGCACTTTCGTAGCCGCCTATTCCAGACAGTAAAACTTGACCAGCACCTTGCAAGTTTCCTACTGGACGCGCCTGTGGGCCAGACAAAGCTGCCGCCTGTGCAATTGCTGTAAGAAACCCTTTTCCAAGCGCTTTTTCTCTTGCTGTCTCTGCTTTAATGCCAAGAAGTCCAAGTATTTCGTCATTCATAAGTTACCCCAACAATGATGTGATGTCTGCCCGACGAGGTCTTTGGGCTAGAAGATTTAAGTATTGAGAGTAGTCAACAGAACCCTGTGGCATCTGATTGCTGCCCATCATATTTGGGACTTGTGCTGTTGGTTGCCCAAACATATTTTTAATCGTATTTGCGGCGCGTAAAGTGTCCATAGCCTGTTTTATGCCAATTCCACCCTGTTGCGCTCCAATAACATTTGTTCCGAGAACGGCTGGGTTGTTAATGAACGAACCTGCTGCGCCAAGCATAGGAACTGCTCCTGCGGCGGTCACGCCTCCGGCAGACAATAGCCCACCACCGGCGGCTTCTGTAACCAATCCTGTTCCACCACCCATAGACGCTAAAGACGGGACTGTTGGCGCTACTAATCCTTCTCCAACTGCGCCAGCCGTTAAACCAGTCCCTAGTGATGCTCCACCACCTGTTGCGCCCGTGGCTGCTGCTGCTTCTGCCGTTCCTGCAGTTGCTCCAGCAGTACCAGCACCTGCGGCTCCAGCGTTGGCTAAGTAAGCCCCGCCAGCTAACGCGCCGACGGTATACCAACCGCCAGGTATTTCCTCATTTACGAAATCGTCAGCTTCTCTACCAACTTTTTTGATTGGGTCAATAACTTCGTCTTGAATAAAATCGCCTACACCACCCATTTATATCTCCATTCTCCAGACATTAGGCTGGAAACCGTATTTTTGTGCCACCTTGTTCCAACCTTTTCGGTCTGTTTGAAAGCTGATGTGCTTGCAATTAGTTGCCTTAGCGTAGTTGACTAGGTGCATCACACCTTCGTCTAGGTTGCCTTCGGAATATACCGCCCACACAAATATGCCGTTCTCGTGCGGCTTTCCTACAAAGAATCCATGCAAATCTTCGTTCACCATCCCCATAACGCAGACCGCCTTCTTGTAGAGGATTGCCGCGTAAACATCTTCTGGAATCCACTTTGCGCTTGGAGTCTTGCGTAATACTTCTGTTAGCCCGTATTCAATTTCGGGCCAGTAGTGTCTTAATTCTTCGGGTTGTAGTACCCGTGGTGTCATCAGAATCCTAGTAACCCGCCAAGACCAGCACCGGCTAAACCGTACCCGCTTGGGTTTGCTAAGTAACTTCCAAACGAACCTAGCGTGTTTTGGCCGCCCCCTAAGAAGTAACCTAAACCTTGACCGCCAAGGTATCCCAATCCCGCCCCTGCTATACCGCCCATAAGCCGGTTCTCGGGTAGCTGAGTAATCTGCTGCCCCTCACGCGCAAGCGGTGTCCCGTAGACAGAGGAGAGGTAGGACATAAGCGATTGAATTGGTTGTTGTTGTCCGAACTGGAACCTAGCCATCTGCTCTTGTAGGGGCTGGGCGGCAATTGCTTCCCGCGCTGCACCAACCTGTGCGAGGGTTTGGCTTGGCAAGAACTGCTGTTGGTAGATAGACGGTGCAAGTTGCGCTAGTGCCGCTTGTCCCATCTGAGCCTGTTGTTGCAATCCGCGCTCACGGGCATAGTCCTGCCCCACGATGTTGGCAGAAACGTCGCCTAAAGCCCTTCCGTAGGCTTCCGTAGCCCCGCCAAGGGCACGCTCCATCGCGCCTGACCCGTAGCGACCAGCGCGTGAGTAGAGGCTAGAAATGCCTGGTAATACCTGCTCACCGAACTGTTGGGTAAGGGGGCGGGTAGCGGCTTGGAGCATCGCTTGTTGGTAGGGGTTTCCTTGCAAGAACCCACCTGCGGCGGTCTGACCAATCTGCCCCAATGAGGCTTGGTAGGCTTGCTGTGCTGCTTGTAGAGATGGGGATTGGGCGCGGGCTAGAGCCTCTTGTTGGGCGATAGCCTCTGTCGTAGCCTCGGACGGTGAGACATAGGTCTGACCCGGAAAGAACGTGGGCTGTGGCCCTGTCAGGAATAACTCTCTGGCGCGTTCTAATCCCTGTGTAAGAAACGGTCTTAGCGCGGGGTCAATTTGCGAGGTTGTGACTTGTTCTGCCATATATCACCTATTGTAAAGATTATCCAACCAAAATGTAAGCATAAGTCTTGTCTGCCGTAGCGTTGGCATAGTGGCTTATGGTTGCCTGTCCCTGCTGTTGGGCAGAGACGTAAATGTTTGAGTAAGCCGACGGTGCTACATACTGCATGGTAGCGATAACCGATGGGGTTGCCGGTGTATCTGGGCTAGTCCTAGTCGGCAACTGCTGAATACTGACTGTGGTGTCATCCGTTGCCCACATAATTTCCATGTAGTCATTGGCGTTTAGTTCTATAAAGTAATTTAACGCCGCAATAATGTGTCCGTCTACACCGCCGTGGCTGTTTGGGACTGAATATCGACTGTTAGAAGCGGCGATATTCGTCCCGTTCTTGCGAAACCATATATCAATGTCGTGAATCTGGCTGTCGGTATTGACAAACTGCGTACTGAATTGCAGGTTATAAATCCCGTAGTTCCTTACATTCATTCGGGAACTGTTAGATAAATACACACCGTTTGAGTAATCCGTGGTGTTAAGCGTCATGGCATACGCCGTGGTCGTATTAGCAGCCACCTGGTCGGTAGAGTCCTGAAATGCACCGTATGGCGCAGAGTCCGCTTCTGCCGCGTTTGAGAACGGGATTAGGATAATTTTTGTATCTACGGAAATACGCTCGTCTATCAGGGTGGTCGTCGTAGCATTACCCGTGGCAAGCGTAATCGTCCCCGTATTATTGGACTTGCCGTTCATCAGGTTGTTGACAACCTCGGAAATCTGCCGTGGGTCTCCACCTTGGTACGGTAGAACACGAAACATTATCTAGTCCCTGCTTGTTGAATCTCTACATCCATGCCGATAGCTGTCGTCCAATCGCCCGACGGCTGGAGTTTTACCCTGTGGTATCTGCCGTAAGACCTAGTTCCTATGCGGTTCTCGCTGTTGGCTGCGGAAACCGTAGGAAAGGACACGGTTTGGTTCAGTTGTAGCCTAGAAGCCACAGAAGCACTACCCGTCCCGTTGTCTACGATTGGTTTTAGCATGGTAACCATCGACTGATTTGCGTCTGCGGAAATATCTGCCGTTTCAATTGTGGCTGTCTTTGGAACGCCCGTAAACGTAATGAGTTTTGAGCCGTTAATCCCAAGAAGTAGCAGTTTCCCGCCTAGCCATGTCCTGCTGTCTAGCGGTATATCCAAGGCATCAAGGCTTGCGCTAAAAGCGTCCAATCCCTCTAGGGTTATGGATGGCGTAGATACTGGAGCCACGCGGGTTGCCGTTGAGTCTGAGTACGACCACTTGCCCGTAGGAACGTGGTAGACCAAAACCCTGTAATTTGTGTCAATTGTCGGGTATCCCCAAACCACCAAGTTGTTGATTGGGTCAATGGCGGCGCTCATATTGCCTAAATCTGACTCTTTTAGCGTGTTAAAGAAGTACCTATTGACTTTCTCCGCTCCTATGTTCTTTAGGTTCTGCCCGTCGCAAGCATAGAACCCGTCGTCTCCCAAGAAGTAGGTGATTCCCTGCCATTGGATGACCGAGTTTGGCTCAAAGCACCCACGGTTCCTAGCAATGTTGTCAAACTGGAATATCAACGGTGTTCCAACGTAGGACATCCGCACGATACTGCGCTCTAGCAGGACTAGCCCGAACTCGCCACCCGTGACACCCTGCACAAAACCGCCGTCAGGAATGTCCTGAAAGTCAGCCTGTGTTGTGGCAGAGGTAGTCCACGTTTTCTCGTTGTTAATTCCAGACCATTGGATACGGCTTTTGTTGTCCGACTGATAGCCAGACACCACAAAGTCCCGCACCACGGTCACGAACTTGGCCTTGGGAGCGTCTACCGCTAGGTTTGCAAAGGTAGTCCCAGACATAACGTCGATGTACTGCATGGTATTAGACTCGTTAGCCGCAATCAGGGAGTTACCGAACTGCGTAAACTTCCACCCGCTTGTCCCGCTATAAGTTGCGGCAGAAATGTCGTCCCAAGTGAAGTCATTGGTATCTAACTTGAACAACCGAGTCGTACCAGCGGCGTAGATACTTGTAATACTGTTGGTGTCCTTGGCGGCAGCGGCAGCCGTCAGGTTTTGAGGGGCGGCAGAAGAGTAATCTACTTCCTCTGGGAACGGGCCATAGCCCACCGCCTTTGGAAAACAGTTTTTAGCCGTGGTCAGCGCACCGATAACCCCTGGCTGGTCAGGTAGCCACTCTCCAAAGGTAACTCTTGTTATTGCCATGTGTTACTTCCCGAAGATTGTTGTGTCCAAACGTCGCTTTGTGCGGGTATTGGTGTCCATGTGTCCGAACTGGTCGATGCCTGTGTCCATGTGTCGCTCTGAACATTAGCGGCAGACCATGTATTTGGCTGGTCTGGGACTAAAACCCATTCCTCGCCAAACTTGTAAAGCGTGCAAGTAAGCTGTCCGTTGCTTGCCACCTGCCCTGAAACCGAGTAAATAATCCCTGCTAGCGCATCTAATGTCCCGGTAGCCACGACATCTGCGTGGACATCAAACTCAAATCCAGCGTTTGCGGTTAGGAATCCCTCTGCCGTAATCGCGCCATCTACTATTCTGAGCCTTACTGCGTCCGCAGAAGCAGTCCCAGAGGCCGTAATATCGCCTACAACCGTTCGCAATCTCGTGGCTAGTGCCGTTGCACTTCCCACCGCAGTAATCGTCGCAGAGGGGCTTACAATGGTGTTAGCAGAGGCGTTCACAAACCCTGCGGAGGTTATGTCTCCGACAACGGTTCTTGTTCGTGTAGCGTCTGACACCACACTTGCCACGCCTGAAATCGAGCCTACAACCGTTCTGGTTAGCGTTCCGTCTGCGGATACCGCACCAGCACTATCAATCGCACCGTTAACAGTACGCTCACGCACCCCTGCAACTACCACCTGACCGTTGGCGGTAATAATTGCCTGTGCGGTCTTGGAGAACTCAGGTATTGCGTTGACCGTACCCACGCCAGTAATGACTTGGGGTTCGTAGACCAAGCAGATTTCTGTGTCAGGCGAAGTCCAGATGGGGCTATCTAGGCTAAACGCTAGTGCGTCTATGCTTGTGCTGAAGTAATCTAGTTCTTCTAGCGTAAACGGGCCTTGAATCCCGCAATCCATCCAGTTCGAGTCTAGCGAGAACGGTAATGAATCAAGACTCCCGAAGCGGTCTAGTTCTTCAAGGGTCAGTAATGCCATTTAGTCCAGCGTAACGGTCAGGTTGCCAGAGGTAATCTTGAGAATGTCGCCCGTGTCGATTGTCTTAGCCGTCGTCAAGGCTGTGTGCATAAGCAGGTTGCCGCTAGTAACCGCGTCTAGAATCCCGATGTAGCCCACGGAACCCCACGAAGCCGTACATTGCGGGAACGTAACGTCTGCGCTAGAGGTAACGATTCCGTTGGAAGCCGTAGTCACGGACAGGGCTTGGCGGGCATAGGAGCCACCAGTTACTTCCGTACCCGAATTCGTGTCTGTCGGGTTAGATGTGTAAAGTCCAACGTACACCGTCGTGGGTGAAGTGTAAGATGTGTTGCGGAGAACATGGTCTAGGACTTTGTTCTCTAAATAATCGCTAAATTCTGCCATTTGATTACCTCGTTGTAACGGTCATAACTAAGGGAACACCAGAAAACTCACTCTCCTCGTCGGAGGTGTTG